AGCCAACCGCTAACTCAGCAGTATGGGCAGTCTGGATAATCTTCTTATCTGGGTACTTATCTAGAAACCACGCAGGGAGCAAATAAGAGGCAAACTCACTTTTGGTATGTCTAGGGGGCATATTGATGATTAAACGCTTTAATTCGCCTTTAGCGACCCTCTCAAACGCATCAGCCATTATCTCGTGGTGTTTACCATGAATAAATGCTGACCACATCTCCCCAACAAAGTCCATGAAACCATCATGGCATTTCTCTCTACCTTTAGCTTCTTCTAGCTCCTCAAGAAGAGACAGTAACTCTTGTTTCTGTACAGGGGATAAATTCTTTACTTTACCCAGTAAGTTTTTGTTCATGTTTATTACGCTCTCTTCTCCATAATGCAAAGAACAATAAGATCAAAGCTGGTTGGAGGAACACAAAGATTACAATATTGGCTAGTTGATAGCCCATTCCAGTTACATTCCCAGTCACTTGTAATATATAAACACAAATATTAAAAAATACACTAATAAGTTCTTCCATATAGTAAGTATATACTTATTTAATAAATACTTCCTAAATAAAATCCTTAATAAGTACTTAGTATAATAAGTATTTACTAAATAATTGGTATTTACTGGGTATAGGAACTCTTAGATTCTAACATATTGCACCCCCTTCACAGAAAAAGCAAGAAAAATTTAAAAAATAATATGGGGGGTGCAGGAATCCTGGGCATTATCCTAGAAAAAACCTATATCGGAGCTAAAAAAGCTAGCAAACTGCTATATAATAGGGGGGGTATATGAAAGTTAGTGATGTTTTGTGCATATCACTATGTATTATAGTCAGTCAGGTAACGCTAATATACACAGGGGGGATGGGGGTACTATATCAGCTCAGTTATCTCAGGAAAAATGGGGGGTATGAATAAAAGTAAAGAAAAAGATTGCATTACGCTATCATATATGTACGATACTAAACCCTCTTCAGTCTTCGCTATCCAACAGGGTCTTAATCTTCTCTTCTATGTCTGCTTCTATGTCTGTGCTTTGTCTAGCTTCCTTAGTCTCAACTACATCACTAAACAATGCCACGCTCTTACCTAGTAATTCAAGGCTACGGATTCTGCTTGCGGAACTATCTGCTTCAGTAGACTCTTTATAAAGACGTTCTAAAACATAACTCCTTGTTCGTATAGAGGAAGCAACTGCATGATCTTCTTTTCTCTCTAATGCCTTCCTAATGCTTTGGGTGATCTTAGGGTTAGAGCTAAGTAGTCGGCTAGCTTCTACTTCTACCCATTTAGGGATACTTCCATTCTTGTTAGGCTTAACATCATAGCTATTAAAGTAGGCTTCTTTGTATGTGGGGTAAGTACCCTTAACAACTGCATCAACAAACTTGCGTTGCTTAATTGTCAGCTCGTCTTCTTTCCCAACAATCTGAAGACTAGGTTTCTCTTTTTCTTTCATGATTGCATTATGTAACTTTTATTGCTGAGATGTAATGCTCACAATATGCTAGCTATTATGATGTGAGATGATATAGTTATATTTTGAATTAACCCATAGGAGGTTTTATAGAGTAGAGCAAGATAGTGAACTGGGATGTGACAGGTCTTTAACCAGTTATGAGGGTCTCAAGAATTGCCCTTGAAGATAGAAGTAAAGCTTCAAAACAATATATGCGTACCACGAGAACTAACACAATCAAAGTTAGGGAGAGTGCGGAAACGACAAATTCCAGTTGTGACATCCTCCAATGTCGTACAAGTGTGGCGGCTTGTACCTGATGATGATAGCCAAATAATCGAAACAGACTGGAGGGTCTAACAATGAGAAATATATCTAGAGTAATAGCACAAGCTTTCAATGAAAGAAGAAACAAAACTATTTCCAACACACACACAGACGGAGAAGGATTTTTTCTGCATGGTCATAAAATCGCATTTTGGGATGAAGATCATAACGGAGAAATCTTATCCTTTAATATGTGTGGGTGGGGAACTGTAACAACTAGAGAGAGATTGAATTCTCTCTTTCATGTTCTTGGCTTTAATATGTCGGTGTACCAAAAAAACTTCTCACAGATTTTGAGGTTTAAAGGTCAAGACTTAGAGATTGAAGACGATCAACAAGTCAACTTTCATATTGATCTAGGTGTCATAACTTTCGGAGGTGGTAATTTATCACTTCCCAAATATGAAGCAATTAGACAGGGTTGGTTGAATGAGGGTAGCAATGTATAACGTAGCTATCCCTTTTTTACTGATGCTAGTTTTCTTTTTTATTCTCTCTCAAATAGGAATTATATTTCTTGGTTTTGAGTGAGGTTCTATTAACAAATATGTACGCTACTCTGTAATGGAGTAGCGTATTTTTTTGGTTCTTTTTTTTTGTCTTTTTTTTTATATTTTTTTTTATTTTTAAATTGTTTGAGGTAGTCATTGAATAAGATAGTCCACGAATTAACGTGCTGAAGAGAATCCTAATTATGGGGTTCAAGAAACTAACTAATGGAGGTTAGAAATATGAGTAAATTAGAAAAGATTAGAGATAATCTTATTGAAAAATCTACTGATGAAAAACTTGTTAGAGAACTTGTAACAGGAAGTGTGCAAGACCCTGAGACAGGTGAGCCATTGTTTGATAGATATGAAGATGAGACAGGTAATGTTGATGATAAATTAACAGTTTCCTCTGAAGGCTTTTGTCTATTAACAGATAGGCTTGAAGAGTTGTTTGAACTTTTTGGGTTTTGCAGAATGCCTACTGACGATCAAGTCGAAGACAGAGTTAAGCAAATGGATGATGAATTAGAATATGCTTTTACTGAGATAAGGATTGATTTAATGCAAGCTTTTGATGAAGCTTTAAAAAGATCACAAGAAGAGCAAGAAGAGTCAGACAGGCTTGATGCTCGTCTTGGTGGTGCTATTCACAAGTAGGAGAAATTATGATCTTAGTTAAATTTAATATAGATATTGGTTGTGATGATTCATTTAAAGAATATTCTTACTTTGAAAATTACAAGGGAACGGATTATAAAAAATCCTACACAGATATTATCCTCTTAGAAGAAGTCTATGGAATACCCTGTGATAGTTTTGAGGAAGCAGAACAATCCTGTGATGTTTATGACTATGGTGACGAAAAGTGTATAAGTGTTTACGGAGTCTATGAGTTATATCAAGATCAACTTGAGACTCTAAAAGCTTTCCGTATTCTTATATAAACCAACTGAAGAGTCTGTGAGAATCAGACGAAACTAGAACATCTTAAAAGGTGTTTTAGTCTTGGTGTTAGCAATTCTGCTAACTTAACTATAATTATTTCATGGAGGTAAATATGAAATATAAACCTAGCAAGGCATTACAAAAAATGCTTTACACATTACAGGCTAACGAAACCCCTTTCCTAATTGGTGGAACAGGTGTTGGTAAGTCTGCAATAGTCGAAGAGGTGCGAGACATCTTGGCTGACAAACGAAAGGTGGTTTACGACAAAGTGAATCCAACTGCGAAAGAGTATGGTTGGATTGATTTTAGAGCAAGCTTATATGAGTCTTATGATTTATCAGGCATTCCCTATATAGAGGAAGGCAGACAGAAGAGAGCCTTTTTAGGTAATCTTCCTACAAGTGGAGAAGGTATGCTTTTCCTTGATGAATTCGGACAGGCTCATCATTCAATGCAAACTGTTCTATCTCAACTTATGTACGAGAAAAGAATCGGTGAGTATGAATTGCCTACTCCTCAAAATGGAAAAGGTAATTGGGTTATTGCTTGTGCTTCTAATAAGGCAAGCGATAGAGCTGGTTCAAACAAGATACCTTCTCATTGTTACTCAAGATGTGCCATGATTGAATTCGTACATGATTCAAATGATTGGTTCAATTGGGCGGTTAGAAATGACGTTCACACAGACGTTATTGGGTTCTTAAATTTTCAGCCTAATTGGTTGAATGTTTTCGACCCAAAGGTAATTGCACCACAGCCTTGTCCTAGATCATGGACAAGACTATCAAACATTCTGAAAACTAATCCTGAGAAATCTTTTGTTCAAGGGTTGGCAGATATCAACGTAGGTGAAACTGCTTCTGTTGAGTTTGCTTCCTTCTTGCAACTAAAAGAAGACGTACCTGATTTGCAAAAAATCTGTGAGGGGAAAATAGATACTCCTCCAAAGGCAAAGGAAAAGAAAAAACAGAATGGAATATTTTTCGCTACAGTAGTTGCTTTAATAACTGTAATCAAAGAAGCAAATGAATCTTTGGTTGAAAGTTATTTTGAAAATGCTCTGAGATACATAGAGCAATTTCCAACTCCTGAGTATGAAATATTTTTTGTTCGTTCTCTAGTCAATGCAAGAACTGATCTTATTGAAACAACAACTTTCAATGAGTTTAAAGTTAAGCATCAAGACTTGGAGGTTTAAGCAATGGCAAAACTTAAACAGTTTGAAATTCAAGTACAAGAAATTCGTTCTTACCACGTCACAGTAGAAGCTACTTCTATTGATGATATAGAAGACGAAGTTGATTTGAATGAACTTGTATTTGATGATAACCAAGTCTTTGATATTGAGAGGTGTTTCCAAAACCTTGATATGGCTGAAGAGAAATAAATTAGGGAGGGTAGAGATACCCTCCTTTTTTTCTGTATAGGGAATTAACCCTACTGACGAGCGACCTATTCATTTATAGGTCATGCGAAACAGATAACTACATAAAATGGAGGTTTTATGAACAAAGATGAAAACCTTTTATCCAAACGTGCATTACTTGTAAGCTTAACTATTAAGCATCCAAGTGGCATTAAAGTTGATAAAAGTTTAAGAGAAGGGTTGGAAGTTGATGTAGGTGCAGATGAAAGAACTCTGCACGTTTCCAAGCATATATTCGGTGAGAATATTAATAAGATATTCAGATTGATATCGAATAGAGCAAGGAGAAACTACTATTGGAAAATGACTGTTCCTTGGTGCGATACAAATTCTGATGATGATTCATCTATTACTAGTGGTTGGAGATTATGTCCTAGCACAAAGTTAGAGGAGTTGGATGAAAGAATGAATGAAGCAAAAGATGAGTTTTACGAAGAGGCTGAAAAGTTTCTACAGAACTATGATACTTTTGTTTCAGTTGCTGAGAGGAAATTAGGTTCTGCTTTTAATAGTGAAGATTATCCTGATGTTGAAACACTTAGAAGTAAATTTGTTTTTGCTTTTAAGAAGGAAACCATTAGCGAGATCACTAGATCAACTGACATTCGTTTAGAAGTTTCAGACAAGATGAAAGCTGACATTCAAAGAGAAGCAGAAAACAAGATTAAGAACAATGTAAAAAATGTTTTTAAGGTAACTGTTGATGCCCTCCTTGAGCAAGTTAATCATATTGTCGACAAGTTAAAAAAGGGTGAGCAGTTTCATGCGAGGAGTTTTGATAAGTTAAGACAATCGGTGGATATGCTTCCTTCTATTAACTCTGACATTCTAGGCAATGATCAAGACATTACTAATACTCATCAAAGTCTTTTAACTGTTCTTGCTTCTATCAATTCTTATGATTCTCTAAGGGATGATTCAGACTTGGGTGAAGCAAAACGTAAAAAGGTAGCAGACGATTTAGAAAAATCTGTTGGTGATCTTAAAGGTAGTTTTCTTGATAAAGCTTTCGGAGGTAGTAATGACTGAACGAAAACTTGTTAAAGCTAGAGCCAAGTTAATGAAAGGTAATGTTGGAATGGCTTCAATGTTACTTAACCTTGAATTGGTTGAAGACTCTTCTTTCGATACGTTAGCTACTGACGGACAAAAAATTTATTGGAATAAAGATTTTGTTAAAAGTATTTCTGAAAAGGAACTGCAAGCAGTATTGGTTCACGAAGCTAGCCACGTTATATGGGAGCATCCATTAAGAAAAGGTAATAGAGATCATGTTGTATGGAACTATGCGACAGATTATGTGATTAATGGATATCTCTTCTTTGACTTGGGTATGAAGTTACCCAAGGGTGGTTTGATTGACTCTGAATATAGAGGTTGGTCTGCTGAAAAAGTCTATAAGCATTTATTAGATGATCAAGAAGCATTGCAAGATACAGTTGATCAAGTGACAGAATCATTTGATATGGATAATGTTGATTCAGGTTCTACTGATACAAACGATTTGCCTTTGCCTGTTGGTGAGATTATTGCACCAACTAACGGAGAAGGAAATCAGTTAGGGGAATCTGAGTTGGCTGAATTAGAAACTGAAATCAGGAATGCAGTATCAAAAGCTGACAAGCTAGAAAAAGCTATTGGAAGTGAATCAGGTTCTGCGATTGGTCGTAGAATGGAGGAACTAAAAGAAATCAATTTTAATTGGCACGAACTATTAAATGATTTTTTACAAAGCACAGTAGCTGACGATAGCACATGGGCAAGACCTAATAAACGTCATTCATGGAGAGGTGTGTATCTTCCTTCTAAAGTTAAATCTGCTCAAGGAGGAGAGTTAGCCATAGCGATAGATACATCCTGTTCAATAGATCAAGACGAACTCAACATATTCACTACTGAAATTATTTCAATGGCTGAGTCTTGTGGGTTGGAAAAGATCAGGGTTTGTTACTGCGATACAGTCGTTAGGAAAAACCTTAATGATGAATGGTGGGATGTATATGAACTTGACCAAGGTGATGAAATCAAACTTGAAGCTAGAGGAGGAGGAGGAACAGAATTTAATCCTCCTTTCAATCTCTTCAATGATTATTCAGAAGATGTTCAAGACGTAAAAGCATTCGTGTATTTTACTGATGGATATGGATATGTTGATGCTGACGTTGAGCCTGACGTACCTGTTATATGGTGTGTCACAGACGAGAGCCAATATTCTGAAAACTTACCTTTCGGTGAAGTTGTTTACGTTGATAGGAATAGCTTAGTGGCTTAATTGAAATCCAGGTGAAGGATCAAATTTTCACAACTAGGAAAATATTTTTTCCTTCCCTGGCATTTCCCTGGAACGTCTGAAACCCTGTATTTTCGGAGGTACTATGACTTACCTTGACTTCAGTTTCGCTCTTAGAAACGATTTGTGGAGGTGATTTTTCGTAAAATTGATCGCAAAATGTGTATTTTGCCTGATGATGACTCAAAAGAGTCGAAATCAGTTTTACTAACTAATGGAGAAATGTATGAAAGCATTTAACAAAATAAATAAACTCTATGTTCAAGCAAAAGGTGAGCAATTAGCAAGCAAGCTTGAGCATGGTTTCTACAGGCAAATTGATACTGTTTCAATGCCTATATCACCTATACTCAATGATATTGATTATGAAGAATGGTATAAGCAAGTAGCGGAAGCAATAGGAAATCTTACTTTTGTTTACTATGAAAAAGAAAACGAAGGTTCTTCTTACAGACTTGAACTTAATGAAGATTATACGTTTAGTTTGTCTCAAGTAGGACAGACTATTCACTTAAAAGGAGGTAAGAATGAAAAATAAAATAACCTTGGGTGATGTTGCGGATATGTTATCAACATCTGAAATACCTCCTGAAGTAGATTATATGATTGAAGAATCTTCTACAAAATCAATTACAGGTTGTGTAGCTATAGTTTATTTTTACGAAGATAAGCTGAGTAAAGAAGAACAAAAAACTGTATTGGAGGATGAATACGAAAGTGCTATGGAATCTCAAGCTTATGCGAATACAGTTTGGGGTGATGCAGAAGACGATAATAGATATTAAATAAATAAATTAAAGGCGGAGATTACTTAATTGTAGTCTCCGCCTTTTTTTTTGGTCTGAAAAAAGTAAACCTACTGCTGTGTTTTGTGTACCAATTGCTACAACTAGGAAAATATTTTTTAGACAGCAGGTTGAGATTATGGTCTGACTATATGTAGTGGCAGTTGTTTATGAACAACACAAGATATAGTTATTCTGAGCTGTTCTTTAAAAACTAGGAAAATATTTTTGGCTCACGAGCTAAACTGGGATTTGTGAATAACTTTGTGGATAACTTGTGGATAACACTTGCGTTTTGCAATCAAAAGTATTATATTGTTGGTAGCTAATTTAATAAGTTAGCTAACCTCCATGTCTAGTTAGTAGATGTTAAAGGGGTAGGTAGTCCTAGAGCGTTATCACATACTACTTATCCCTTTTTTTTATCCCATTTTTTTATGTATAAGATAGTCGTGCAAGATAGTCTATGTTTCATGTGAAACATCTTGACATCCAGACCATAGCTCAAAGTAAAATATTTTCCTAGTCGCCAGTTTTTCCAGGCTGAGAGCTTCTTGGCTTTCAATTTGATAGCAGTTTGCATATAATATAATTATGTTTGCGGTAGTAAGACATACATATCAGCTTGATATTCCAGACCCTAGAAATGTATTTTCAGCTAAGAGTAGTGCCAAATGGGTACACTTAGTTTGGGTGTTTGAAAACGAAGTTGATGCTTTAAGTTTTGCTATCTCATTACTAGATGACCCTTTGATTATGGCTAACGATTGGCTTTTAGAATCAGCTATACATCAGTTAGAAGAAGATAGATTCTATCAAGTGGGTAGAGAAAGTGTAGCTATTGCCGAGGTTCAAGACTCACCGACAATAGTTTACCAAGATGAACAACAAGAAGAGGAACAAGATGAAAAGTCTATTCATTAGATGCTCACAAGAAACATATGATCTTGCACACGCATTAGCAAAAAAAGAAAGTCGCTCACTCAACAAACAGATTATTCACATGATACATAGCATGGCAGATGAAAAGAATGTTGCAGTTAATAAACTTTTACAGGAATCAAAAGAAGCAGTAGAGGATATAGCAGAACAAGAAGGAAAAGATATCTATTCAGGTTCAGTTACAAGCGAAACAGTTTCTATTGGGGTGGGTTTATCAGGGCTTGCTGAAACAAAGAAACAGGACTCTCAGAACTGACATACCAATAATTTAATAGTGCATCCGCACACTCTCTGACTATCTCTAACTCTAAGATACTGATCTTATTGGGGTTATCTACCATTAATCTCCAAAACACTCTTTCTTTGGCATTCCCACATATATCTATTATGTTCCTTTGAACTCCTAATAGAATACAGGACTTGGGCAACGGCTGATTATTCCTGCTACTAGTTGTAAATATTTTCTCACCAGCAGGCGAGACGGAAACGTAACAACCTGACTTTGATATCATTCCTAAATACTTATCGCATACATTGTGTTGTCTTGTATCTAGTTGGTCATGGTGAAACAGTACATCTATTAGATGTTGGTCAAGAACTATGGCTCTGCCAACCTTAGTATTGTTAAATACTCTGATTACAACTTCGTGATGTTTATGCAGATGTGGACTGCCTACATCATTGACATGGATTGGTGTACTAGAATTCCCAATCGTAACTGTCTTCGACTTCTTCTGCTTCTGCATATCTTCCGTTCAATGGATTAAATGTAAGGCTAGCAACCCCTATTGAAGACTGCCATTGCCACCT